TTTCAAATGTATGAGAGAAGTACTTCCAATCATTAAAACTGATTCTTATTCAGTTAGAGTGGTTAAGGGAGAAGTTGGTTCCTATGCAGAGGAAGTTGCAGAAGGAGCAAAAGTTCCAATTGATACACAAGTATACAGCAAAGAAGATATTTCAATTAGTAAAATTGGTACCCGTCCAATTATAACTAATGAGCTTATCGAGGATTCACTCTTTGATATTGCAGAATTAGAACTTCGTAAAGCTGGTGCACGTATGGAAAACAAACTCAATCGAGATTGTATTCTTGAAGTGCTTACAGACGTTGGTGTTACTGATGTCGACCCAGGTGGATCACACATAGCAGTAACTGATTTGGCAAAGGCAAGAGCAGATGTTGAAGCTCAAAATTATATGCCTGATACTTTGATTACACATCCAAGTGCTGAAGGTTATTTGCTACAAGATTCTAATTTGGTATATGCTTCATATGCAGGTACTGCAGAAACTCTTAGAAATGGAAAAATACCAACTATCTTAGGTATGACCCCAAGAACATTATCAGTAACTACTGGTAGTACTAGTAAATATTGGGATGGAACTGATGGTGCAAACCATTACAATGCAGTTCTTTTAGACTCTAAAGCTTCTACCTATCTCGCCATGAGACGAGACTTGACAGTAGAAGAATATGATGACCCAATCCATGACATTCTTGGTATTGCTTGTACTATGAGATATGGTGTTGGAACCGTTCAACCAAACGCTGGCGTAGCTATTTTGTCCAAATAATAGGATAAGATAATACTCCAGTTTTTATTTTTTTCTATGTATGTGTTTAATGTGTTTCTATTAGAAAATAATAGGAGGATAGGAAATGCCGGGAGCAAGATTACCTGTTGTTAGTTTTGAAAAGATAAGACTATAATCAGATGGAAGAGGCTTATATGTTGATGATGACGCATCTAATTTTGATGTATCTACATGGAGCGGAACCTCAGGCGCTACTGATTTAGGTGGTAAAACTTATTTGCCAGCTGCTAGTGCAACTGCTTGGATGAGAGTTACTGATGATAGTTCTAATGAATATTATCTACCATTATTCAACTGTAAATGGTAATTAATTCATAATGTTAAATTTAATGTCTTTATCCTATTAAATATTATTAATAATTGAGGTGAGTAATATTCTACACGGAAAGGGAAGTCAATTCTGGATGACTAAGAAATATGATGATAAACGACAGAAAGCTATGGAAAATAGAGAAAGATATGACGAAGAGACTCTCAAGAAGATAGATATGGATGATAAACCAGCAATGGGAGGAGGAGATACCGACCCAGATAATTGGACTGTAGATCAATTTCCCTATCCTGTAGACCAATCTATTAAGCGGAGAGAGAAAGTTAATCTCAAGGTGGTAGACCCAAGGATTGGAGGAGATTAGTATGGCTGATTATAGTCCAATCTCTGTAACAGAAAAGGATGTAAGAAATTTTGTAACTCCTGCATTAGATTATGATGATGTATCAAAGGCTGAGATACTATTAAAGATTGAAGCTGTTGAGACGTTTGTCAGTCAATATTTTTTTAATGGAGGAACTATTCCTACTAATGGAAGAATTGCAGTCTTATTATTAACTGTAGTTAACTTAATTTCTTCACCTGCTCTTGCTAGAAAATATAGAACTCTAGCTAGTGAATCACTTGGTGATTATTCATATACAATATCTCAACCTATGTCTAGGGGTAGTAACATGAATAGTGACCCCTTTGCAGTTACTAAGACATGGCATCAAATGGCTATGGATATTTTATATTCTCTTTCTTCTGAGAATAATATATCTGTATACAAGGTAAATGAATAGAATGTATAGAAGACCTGATGAGAGATATCCTGAAAATTGGAATAAATTACGTTTCTATATTTTTAAGAGAGATAGTAATAGATGTCAACGATGTGGTTCTAAAAGGGATTTAGAATGTCATCATATTATACCAATTTGGAAGGGTGGAACTCATCATCCAAACAACCTAATCACATTATGTCATAAATGTCATATGGAAGAAGATAGAAGAATATTAAAGGGAGAATTATGAGTTTCGAAGGATTACTAAATCAAACTTGTCAACTTTCTACTCCTGCTAGTTCTCAAAATTCATTAGGAGAATGGTTATATACTTGGACTTATTCCTCAGATGATACTAAATGTAGAGTTGTAACAACAACTGCTGAAGAGACTCAGAGACTTCCAGGGAAATTTAATAGAGTTAGTCTACGAATGTATCTATTATCATCTGCTCAAATAGAAGATGGATATCGGTTGCAGTATGGTAACGATGAATATCTTGTAAGAGATGTACGATTAGATTCTTCTTTTCACCATAAGACAGCATTATTGGAGAAGTTATAATGGTCAAGTATACAATAAAATTCAGAGGTTTAAATGACTTGTGGGACGAGTTAGTTAAAATTGATGGAAGAATTAGAACTTCTGCTGATAAATCTATTCAAGACATAGCTGAGAAAATTACGGTCACAGCAACAGAAAATATTAGTAAGCAAGCAGGTCCTTCTTATACCATTCCTCATGGAAGACATGCTGATGACAAATCTTTAAGGGATCCTGAGACTTATAGGTTATTTGGTCCTTTTGAAGATGAACTAGGATTGGTAGGAAATTATCGTGTTCTTTCAAATCATGCTGCATTTGTTGAATTTGGAACTGGTAGATATACAGACTTTTCAGGACTACCTGATGATGCTGAAGAAATGGATCGTGGAGGTAGTACGGTTCAATCAGAAAGTGGAAGATATATGTGGATTCATTTTAAACCAGGATCTTGTATATATAATAATGATGTTATAAAAGTAAGGGAAGTTAAAGGACAGCCGCCTAAGTTCTTCTTAAGAAATGCTATATTCAATCCTACTATGTGGAAGACCTTCCTTGAAATAACTAAAGCTAATATATTGGCAGGAGTAGTACCATAATATGTATCAACAATATTCTTCTACTAGACAAATATTAATAAATGATGGTAGGGTAACAGATATAGTAAATCCTTCTAATATTAAGATAGGATATGAATTCATTCTTGATGATTATCCATGTATTACTATTTTTAGAGGAGGAGGGGGAGGAACTGGAAGACTCGGATATAAGACCTCTCCAGCTGGTTCTAAAGATGTTAATTTAAATGGTGTATTTCAAATTGATTTATTCCATAAAGACTCTGTAGAAGATATAGAAGAATTGGATGATGCAGTAAGGAAAGCTATGATGTCTGGAGTTGCTGCAGGTGTCGGTTGTGATATGACATCTAATCCATCTACTTGGGATGAATCATTTCAATCTTATAGAATTACACAAACATGGGTATTACGAGAAGTAATATCAGATTAAATGTTATAACTGTATGTATATTGTGATATCAAAAAATTAATGGAGTGTGTACATGGGAACAGTAACAGGTAAAGATGCTGCGATAGGTATCTATTCAGGAAGCACTTATAAAGGACATTCAACTTGGGGAATATCAGACTTCAGTCTTACTTTTGATAGAGGAACAGTAGAACAAGAATTAGTAGGTGAAACCGGAAATTGGTTTGACTATGGAGCTTTATCCTGTGAAGGATCTTATACCAACTGTAAATTTGCAGGTTCTGGAAACAGTGATGCTCTCAGTAGTATTATAGATAGCTGTTATATTACGGTTTCTGGAAGTACTGGTTCTAATCTATCTTGGTTCTTAGTTTCGTGTCAAGTAACTGGATATGATGTTTCAATGGGAGATGCTGATACAATTACAGAAGCGTCAATCGATTTCGTAATCATGGATCCATATAACGTCACAATAGATACAAGTACTGGTCATATAACGGATGCGTGATAAAATATGACAACTAGTCCCGTAACTTATAGAGGAGAAGATGCTGCTATTCAAGTACAAGGAAAGAATGCTGCTAGAACTCATGGAGTTCTTGGTTTATCAGACTTTTCTTTAACCTTAGATAGAGGCACTGTCGAACAGGAATTAGTCGGTGAAGCCGGTAATTATTTTGTAGCAGGTTCATTAAGTTGTGAGGGTTCTCTTACAGCTTGTAAATTGGATAATACTGCTGCTGGGGATATACTGGCTCACGTGATTAGTGGTTCAACCTGTTGGATTTCTGGCTCTGCAGGTCCAGACTCATTGTCATTCTTCTTTGCATCTTGTATGATTACAGGCTTTGATTTATCTATTGGAGACGCTGATACTATTACAGAAGGTTCTATGGACTTTACTGTACAGGATCCACAAAATATTAAGGCCTTTGCAATTGGAGAAGGTGGAGTCCAAGTTAGAGATACCTAAATTTATGTTATTAAATTCTCTCTTTTTCTTTCTACAAAGATTAAGAGGGACATTTTAATTATTGTAAGGAGGTGAATCATTTGGCAAACGATGATTCGAAGGAAAAAAATAACAAAGAAGAAGTTAAGAAAAGACTTAAGGAAATAGAAGAAAAATCCAAGAAGAAAGATAAGAAAAACAAATTAAGTGTTGCAGAACAGTTAGCTACTCGTTCTAAATTAGAAAGAGATTATGATGAAGATACTATATATGTATCATTCAGAACTTCTCCAGAAACTAAAAGAACAGTATTAGCTAAGAGGCCAAACAACAAAGAATATATAGAAGTATTAAAATTGGGAATTCAGGCTGCTAGATTTGAAAAATCCCAAGATCCTGAGGTTATCGATGAACTTACTAATGTAATTTCAAAGTTTAGTGAGATAGCAGGTAAATTAACAATTGATGAATCTTTGGATGAAGAATTTTGGTCTAACAATATATCTTCTCTAGCTCTTCAAGATTTTATAAATTCACTTATCGAAAAATCCCAAGAATTTGGTGGAGTATCGGAAAGTGATATGAAATCCTTTCGTTGAGAGTAATCTTGGATATCTTGAATATGAATTATGTAATTTTCTTCATTGTACACCTTATGAATTAGGTCAAAAAAGGAATGAAAATCCTATTGGAGTAGCATTTCTTGAAAGACATATGATACATAGGTGGAGTGAACAAGCAAAACAAGCGAAGAAACGAGAAAGGGAATCCAAGCGTGCTAAAAGTAG